GAGTTGTTTCCCAAAAAAAAAGTTCATACCTTACCCCTATATGGATTTATAAAGTATAAAGAAGTATTAATAAATTAAAAATAAAAAAATGAGAAACAAAGACTTGTTTACACAGAAATTAGAAAGATTTGAATCCGAAGTAAAAAAAATCGGGTACCATGTTCATCGTAATGAACAAGCAGAAGCATATGCTAAGGTAGAGGAGTTATTGGAAAAGGTAGGGGATCTTAGAACTCTATTAAATACAGAATCTCAAGACTAATGAATCTTTCGGCAGAACAAATAGAAAAGAATTGGGAGAAGCATCTTAAAATAGTAGATACTTTTATAACAGGTGATCGTAAGGAGAGGTTAAAAGCTCTTTATCTCGACCTGTCCGATGAAATGATTATGGCTCCTGCCTCCGGAAAGACTTTTTACCATAATGCTTTCCCGGGAGGGTATATTGACCATGTTAATCGTGTTGTTCATTGTGCTTTAAAAACGAAAGCATTGTGGGAGGAAATGGGGACTTCTATAGATTTTACCGATGAAGAGTTAGTTTTTGCAGCTCTTAACCATGACTTAGGCAAAATAGGATCTAAAGGAAAACCTAATTACATTCAACAAACAGATAAATGGAGACAGGATAAATTAAATGAAATGTATACCCCTAATAAGGAATTAACATTCATGCTTATCCAAGACCGTTCCCTATTTACCTTACAGCAATACAGTATAGCTCTTACTGAAAGAGAGTTCTTAGCTATTAAACTACATGACGGACTGTACGACGAAGTAAACAAACCTTACTACATATCCTTCAGTCCTGATGCTAAATTTAAAACTAATTTAGTATATATTCTTCATAATGCTGATTTCTTAGCCTCTAAAATAGAGTATGATAATTGGAAAAATGAAGGAGGATCTACAGTTAATAAAGCTGAGAAAACAAAAGCAAGTACAGGTAAAACAGTTAACGCTTCAGAGGGATTAATGAATTTAGTAAAAAATATATAAAGAATGGAAATCTTATTAATAGTATCAGTTGTTCTTATTTTAGTTTTAAGTTATGTGATTTACAACTTAAACCGGAAAGTAATTAAGCAAGAAGATATCCTAGAATACCAAGTAGGTTACCTTAGAAATGTTTCGTATCTTATTAGTGAATCAAAAATTTATGTTGAACAATTAGATGAGAAAGGTACATTTAGGTCAGACGACGAAGTTGGAGTCTTCTTTAATTTTATGAAAGAAATACAAGAAACGATAAATGCCTACCGCCTCCCAGAAGACTATGGCAAAACCACCAAATAAAGACAATTATTACTTTACACAAGAGACAGAGGACGCAATCGTAAGATATAACGCATCCTCTGATCCTGTTTACAGAGATACAGTATTTAAGAAAGAAATATACCACCCGCTATATAAGTTAGCAGAGAATATTATACATACCTTTAAGTTCTACTACCTAGATGTAGATAGTATAGAAGATTTAAAATTGGATGTAGTTAGTATGCTTGTAGAGGAGAAGCTTCATAGATTTGACGCTACCAATGGAGCAAAAGCTTTTTCTTACTTTCAAACAATAGTAAAGAGATGGCTTATAAATTACAATAACCGTAACTATAAAAAACTAAAACAGGTAGGTTCTTTTGAAGAAATGGAAGACTCTTACGAAGTAGAGGGATCTCCAGACTCAGAAAGAAGAGTAACTTTAGCAGTGATAGTAAATATTTTTATTGAAAATAGTTACGATAGTATAGAAGAGCTTTTCCCTAAAGAACAAGATCAAAGAGTAGCAGATGCTATACTTACCCTATTTAGAACTCGTCATGATTTAGAAATTTTTAGAAAGAAAGCTCTGTACATCTACATAAGGGAGATGACCGACTGCGAAACTCCTACACTTACCAAGGTGATTTCAAAACTAAAAGAAGAATTCTATAAAATATATAAATCTTACCAAGATGCAGGTTTCTCCATTCAATAACATATCTACAGATATTTATATAATAAATAGACTATGGGATTAGAGACAACAATATTTGGAAAAAAGACCGTTTCTGATGTTTTAAAGGAAATTTACGACAATTCTAAGAATAAAGAGAAACAAATCAACGCTCTTATAGGAGAGTTAAAACCTCTTGTTGAGAACATAGGAGATGCAACTTTAGTTGTTCCTATGATAAAAGAGTATTTAGAGGTTGGAGTAAAGAATGATGAGCATCTTATTAAAATGGTAGCACTTGTTCAAAGACTTGAAGGAGGAGCAAAAGGGTCAGAGTCAGACTTCTTTAACCCTGAAGAGCTTGCAAAGCTAATGGAACAGAGTGAAGAACTAGGAAAACAGTTAGATAAAAAAGACGGAGAATAATGGCGAGTAAATCACATTTTACACCCAGTAAAGGCTCTTCAGGAAGCTCTACAGGAGGATCATCATCAGGAGGACAGTTTGGAAGAGTGGTAAGTACTATTCTATCCATAAACGATCCTAACTGTAAAGACCCTTCTATGTTAAATGGAGTATTTTACAAATTCCCTAAAATACCAGGAGACGAAAGTCAAATAGATACTTTACAATTTGCATATCAAGGAAGCTCTACAATGAGGGTTATTCCTATGGAAGGTGAGATGGTTCAAATAGAATCAGCACCAGGAGCTAATAGTATAGGAACTCCAGGAGCAACAGTAAAATACTGGACTAAAATAGTAAATATTTGGAACTCCCCTCACCATAATGCAGCTCCAGATACAAAGCAAGATGGATGGCAAGACAGGTTAATTGGAGGAGCTAAGGAAGTAGGTAATATAAACCCCTTACAAGCAGCACCAGGAGATACTCTAATAGAAGGTAGATTAGGGCAGTCTATAAGATTTGGAGGTAATAAAGGAATAGACTCTACCTTAATAGGAGATTCTAACAACGGAAGCCCTTTAATTATTATAAGTAATGGACAAATTGTTACAGATAATGGAATAGATCCTATAGAAGAAAATATAAATGATGATTTTAACTCTTTATATTTTACATCAAAACACGTAATTCCTCTTAAAGCTATTAACATAAAAAGAGATTCTTATGATGTACAGCCTATAACTTCAGATAAGTATCTAGGAAACCAAGTACTACTAAACGGAGGAAGACTTTTCTTCAATGCAAAAGAAGATAGTGCTTTTATCTCAGCTAAAGAATCTATAGGGTTAAACGCAAAAACATTAAATCTAGATGCAGAAACCTATTTCTGTGTTGATGCAAAAAAAATATATTTAGGAGTAAAAGCAAGAACTGCAGGAACGAAAGAACCGGTAATTTTAGGTAGACAATTAGAGAATTGGATGAATTCTTTATTAGATGCACTAAGTAGTGTAGCTTCAGCTCTATCATCTGCAGCAGCAGTAAGTGGAGGACCGGTAACACAGTTAAACGCTGTAGGTCCTGAATTACAAGCAGTAGTAAAGAACTTACGTACTCAGATAAGAAAATTTCAATCAAATAAAGTATTCACTGAGTAATGGCAGAAACAGGTAATACCCCGGAAGAAAGGTTAGCTAGAGCAAATGTAGCAATAGTTACCGCTCTTGCTAAAAAAGAGCAGGCATATGAGAAACTCGCTAAAGCACAAGATGCTATAGAAAGAGGTAAGAAGTTTGCAGCTTCTCAAGGTAGACTCTCAAACGTAACAGCAGCATTAGAAAAAGCAGAAGCTGCTAAAGCACAGTTTCAAGAAACAGTAGCTAAATTTGAAGCTGCAAAAGCCAAAGCAGAAGCAGCTGCAGCAAAAGCTAAGGAGCTTAGAAGAAGGTTAGAAGAAACTAGAGCAGCATTAAAAGCAGCAGGACCTTCCGTAAAGGGAATAGCAGGAGTGATAGCAACTCAAATAGGGGGAATGCGTGGTAAACTCATCGCACAAATTCAGCAAAGAGTTTTAGAGATGTTAACTAAGTTTTTAAATGAATGCCCTAATGCTAAGGAAGTTCAAAAGATTATAAAAACTAAAAATAACTTAACAAAAAATATAACTGCTTTTCAAAAAAGAGCCCAACAATTTAAAAGTACAGCAAGTAGTCTAATAGGAGTAGCTAGGACAGTTAAAACAGCTATAACTATCATAAAGAACATACCGACCCCAACCGCTATTATACCAGGACAGATAGGAGGACTAGGGGTTCCTATGAACATCCTTAACAGGTATGCAGATAAATTAATACAGTTAGATAAGCTTGTAGACAGGTATACTAATGAAGGAAACGCAATATTATCAACAGTAGACGGTATATTACCTGCAATTGAAAATGTTAAAAATAGGTTGAATTCTATAGATATAGCAATACAGCAATGTAGTAGTGATTCTGCATCAGCAGCAGACCTATCTTCAATATTATTAACAGCTCAACCAGTAGGTAACACAGGAGTAAATGGAACCCCTATAGACCCCTTATCTGGAGAACCAGATCCGAAATACACTTATAAAGGGTATACATTAGCAATTTTACAAGACCCAAATTCCCCAAAAATTGCACCAAGAAGGTATGCTGTAGCGAAAGACGGAAGAGGAGTAATTGTGTTAAAAGGACAGCCATCTTTTAGTTCTTCTACAGATGTGTTACTGGATGAAGTTAAATTTAGAATAGACAATCAATTACCATAACATAACTATTTATTAATATGAAGTTAGACTTATTAAAAAAACTAATCAAAGAAGCTGTGAGTGAAGCAGTTCGAGAGGAATTAGCTAAAATTCTTTCTGAAGATGTAAAACCTATTTCAAGTGCACCGGTAGTGCAACAAATAACGAAGTATGCAGAGCATAGACCAGTTGTTGCTAGACCAGCTCCTACAGGTAATCCAATTATGGATTTAATGAATGAAACAAAACATTCAATGACCCAAGGAGAGTACCAGAACTTAGTAAGTGCAACATCTGATATGGTATCAGCACAGGGATTAGGTATGAACCCTATAGAGAATTTCAGACAAGGTCCAGAACCAGGGTTAGATATCACACAGTTTGATTTTATGATGAGAGCAGGAGATGTATATAAAGCATCAGTACAAAAAGATAAAGAAAAATTCGGAGCATAATGGCATTTAACGTACAGAAGATATATCCAATAGATCTACAACCTAGAAAAGCAGTTGGCGTTAGCCTTCCATTCTCTTCTAAAGCTGTATTCAATTCTACGTACACAACTCAAGATGCTTTAAAATCTAATTTAATCAACTTCTTCCTAACAGGTAGACAAGAAAGGTTTTTAAACCCAAATTTTGGAACAAACCTAAGAGCATTACTGTTCAATCAAATGACACCAGATACTCGAGAGGAGATTCAAATAGAGGTTAGGAGGGGAATAGCAGACTGGTTTCCAAACATTACAATAGAACAACTATTAGTAGAGGAAGCACCAGACACACATACAGTTACTATCTACATAAAATATAGTGTAGATCAGACAAATATACAAGACGAATTGTTAATTAATTTCGAACAATAATGGCTCAAGATAGAGATATAAAATATGTAAATAGGGATTTTACTGATTTTAAAACCCAGTTAACTGAATACGCAAAGAATTATTTCCCAGACGCTTATAACGACTTCTCTCCAACATCACCAGGTATGATGTTTATAGAGATGGCTGCATATGTAGGTGATATTTTATCTTTCTACCAAGATACACAGCTTCAAGAAACATATTTACAATACGCTAAAAACCCTGCAAATCTATATAACCTAGCTTATATGATGGGGTATCGACCAAAAGTTACCTCAGTATCAGAAGTTGAAGTACAAGTATCATGCACAGTCCTCCCTGCTACTAATGGAGAACCAAACTGGACTACAGCCCCTCAATTAGGTGCTGGAACACAACTAGCATCAACAACAGGAGGTAATAGTAGATTTATTATAGATCAACCGGTTGATTTTGCATTCTCTAGTTCATATAACCCAACAGCAGTAGCAATTTCACAATTAGACCCTATTACATTTAATCCTAGTGAATTTATACTAACAAAAACAGCAAAAGCATATTCAGGAGAAGAAAAACAAGTAACAGAAACTATCGGTGCAGTCGAGAAGTTTAAAACAATAACCATAGCAGATACAGACATTATAGGGATATCCTCTATTGTAGACAGCAGTAATAACACATGGTATGAAGTTCCTTTTCTAGGTCAAGATACAATATTTAAAGACACTCCTAATGCAGGTACCGACAGTAATATATCACCTTATTTATTAAGTCTAGAAAAAGTACCAAGAAGATTTGTGACTAGGTTTAACTCTACAGGCCAATTACAGATACAGTTTGGATCAGGAGTAACAGGAGGGGATGACTCTGTCATTACACCAGACCCTACAAACATAGGACTAGGACTTACACCTTCTAATATTAATATCGATTACGCATATGACCCGTCTAACTTCCTAGTAACACAGACATACGGTTTAGCTCCCTCTAATACTACACTTACAATTAAATACCTTGTAGGAGGAGGAGTAACTGCTAATGTACCTGCAAATACAATTACAACCGTAATAACTAAGTACCCATTAGGAAATACAACTAGACAATCAACAGTAGCTTTTACTAACCCTAGAGCAGCATCTGGAGGAAGAGACGGAGATACAGTAGAAGAGTTAAGAGAAAATGCTTTAAAATCATTTAACGAACAAGGAAGAACAGTTACTTTACAGGATTATATAGTAAGGTCTCTATCACTCCCTGCCAAGTACGGATCAATTGCAAAAGTATATGTAGCACAAGATCAACTATCAAACCCTAACTCTAAAACAGATACAATAATAGACAGTAATCCACTCTCTCTTTCTATCTATACGTTAGCATATGATAATAACGGAAATTTCATACAAACAACACCAAGCCTACGTAATAACTTAAAAACGTATTTATCACAATATATAATGTTAACAGACGCTATCAATATTAAAGATGCATTTGTAGTAAATATTGGTGTAAATTTTGATATAATAGTAAGACCAAACTACTCAGGTAGAGACGTACTACTTGCTTGTACAAATGTACTGAAAGATTATTTTAGTAATAAAAAATGGAATATAAACCAACCTATTAACCTCTCTAGCATATACACACTTCTTGATCAAGAGAAAGGAGTACAAACAGTACAGAAAGTAGAAATAGTTAATAATGCAGGTGGGAATTACTCCGAATATGCATACGATGTAAAAGGAGCAACTAGAAATAATATAGTATACCCTTCTTATGATCCTATGATTTTTGAAGTAAAGTACTTAGATACAGATATTAAAGGAAGAATAACAACATTATAATATGGCAGTATACAGAATATTCCCGGAAAAAGATACATTTATATCAACCGAAAACGTCTTAGGAAATGCAGGTAAGGACGAAGTAATAGAACTAGGAGGATACCCAGATATCTCAGGTACCGGTCATACAAATAGAATACTGATACAGTACAGTACTGTAGACATTAAGGATACTATAGCAAATAAAATAGGAACAGGTTCCTATAGTGCTAGTATTAATTTATACCTAGCAGATGCTTACGAATTACCAATAGAATATAATGTATATGCTTACCCAGTTTACGGAGCATGGGATAGTGGAGTTGGTAAGTTTGGAGATATTCCGACAAATAAATCTGGAGCATCTTGGCAATATAGACAATCTACAGAAACTAACGCATGGTTACTAAACTCGTACCCGCAATATGTTACAGGTTCTTACGATACCCCACTAAATGGAGGAGGAAACTGGTATACAGCTTCTGCAGGATTTAATATGGAGTTCACACAATCGCATGCTATAAATTCCACTAACGATGTAAACGTAAATATTACAAGAGCAGTACAGCTAATAAACAGTAATACACTAACGAACAATGGGTTTATACTAAAACTCTCCGATGATATAGAGTATAATATGTCTTCCTCTATTAGACTTAAATACTATAGTGCAGACACCAATACTATCTACCCACCATTCTTAGAATTCAAATGGGATGATACTACCTACAGTACAGGATCTCTAACAGTTCTTTCAAATAGCATAGCAACGATAGGGGTAACTAATAATAAAGGAAAATACCCAGATATAGGAAAACAAAGATTTAGAATATCTGCAAAACCTAAATACCCGGTTAGAGCTTTTACAACCTCTTCAGTATATCTAAAAAATTACGCTCTTCCAACAGCTTCATACTGGGGATTAAGAGATGAAAATACAGAAGAAATGGTTGTTGATTTTGATACTAAATTTACAAAGGTTAGCTGTGATTCAACAGGACCATTTTTCGATGTGTATATGGATGGCTTGCAACCTGAGAGATATTATCGTATATTAGTAAAAACGACTTTAGATGGAAGCACTACAGTAGTAGATAACCAAAATATATTTAAAGTAGTAAGAAATGGCTAATGATATTCAAATAAAGAAAACAGTCTATAATAAGACTGAATTTTCTAGGATAATTGATAAAAGTTTTAAGACTTACACTCAACCTATACCAGAAGAAGATACAGATACTCCTGAAGAGCTATTCAGATTATATGAAAAACTGTACTTTGTGATTGATATAGAAGGAGAAGAAGATTCACATGAATATTTAATAAAAAAGAGTTCAGAATTAATATCTTATGAAAGAAATACAGAAGATATACAGCCGCTATTAGATGAAATAGCACAATTAAGAGTTCAATTATTACAAGCAAACCAGCAAATTCTTGACCTGGAAACAAAAGTAAACTAGATGGCACAAATAAAGTACACAGCTAATAGAGATATACCGGGAAATATAGCAGGTGTTGAGAAATATTCAACAGAAGATACTCAGTTAATTTCTTCTTTTGAAGTAAATAGCTCTTTTGATACTTCTAGACATTTTGTAGAGTTACACCTTTTATCCTTAAGTGATGATATTCTCTTTAGTGAATATGACTACACAGGATTTAAGCAGTTAGGAAATGCTCAATCTGCAGGACAGGATGGAGCATCAGTACTTACTATAGATCCAATTCAAGATAGTCTATCGTATGATTTTAATAACGGAGGTGTAAAGCTACTCTACCACTTCCTAAACGACTTATTTACAGACACTTCAGACTCCACAGAGTTATATATTCAAGATATCTCACCTGATAGAACTGAGTTAAAACTTGCTTCACTAACAATATCTCCAGAAAACTTAACAAGATTTGCCTCTAACGTAAAAACTAAGTTAGAGAGTGAAGCTTTCTTTAATGAATTTAGATTAAATTTTGGAGATAACGATCTATTAATAGGTATCAATATAGATACCCTAGATAGTGGAATAGAGAAAGTAGTTACAGTTAGATTATACGAACCATTACCTGCTACCTACGGAATAAAGAGTAAACTAAGAGTAGTAGAGTTAGTAGCAGATTCTGTTGCATACGAAGTAGATTCTGAAACAAAACAAGAAGAAGTATCACTCCCTACCTTAAAACCTGCCAATTTTAATCTAGAAATACAGGATAATAATATAATACCTACCCAGTATTTAAACTATGATGAATTATTTAGCTACCCTATAAGTAATGCAAATAGCGAACTATTCTCTTTATTTAACGAAAAAGGAGTAGAGGTAAGTATAGATCATACACTTTATAGTGACTTTGTTCATTTCTCATCAGCTCAAGAAAGGTTGATGAATTTTAAATATAAATTAGATTTAGTAAACTCTTACTCTGCTAGCTTGGCTGCAATAAGTACTCAAACAGTAGGTCTTCAGGGAATATCTGGAAGTAGTACTTATTATAAGAATCTAATGGAAGGAGTTGTAAGTAACTTTGATCATTATGAGAGATTTCTTTATTATGAATCTGGAAGTACTAGCTGGCCAAAATATAACAATACAAAACCTTACCGCAACCAAGTAAGTACTACAAACGAATCTGTTCTTTGGTATTCAAATCAAGTAGCAGAAGCTATTTCTTATGACAACACCAACTACAGTTCATTAGTATATTCAATACCTACTTACTTAAGAGAGGATGAAAATAATGAGAATTACTTGACCTTCATTCATATGATCGGTCAGCATTTCGATAACTTATGGTTATATGCAGATGCAGTGACAGATAAGTATGATGCTGATAATAGGTTAAATAAAGGTATTTCAAAAGATTTAGTTGGAGAAGCGTTAAAGAATTTTGGAGTTAAATTATATACCTCAAACAAGTCTATTGAAGATTTATTCTCAAGCTTTGTAGGACAGGGTTATGTTTCTGGAAGTGAAATTATTAACAACTACATAACAGGTTCTTTAATAGGATCTAATACTCCTATTGAACCATCTTCTTTTGACAATTATCAAAAAGAGATACAAAAGAGAATCTACCATAACCTTTCTTACCTACTAAAAACAAAAGGTACAGAGAGAGGATTGAGAGCACTTATTAACTGTTTTGGTATTCCTTCAAATATTTTAGAAATAAAACAATACGGAGGAAGAAATACAGATGAAAGACCTTTTTATGGAGATTACCAATACTACACAAGTTCTTTAAGTAAAGTTAGAACCGACCATACAGGTAGCATTATATCAGGAAGTACCTTATCAAGCCATACATCAATAATAAAAAGGGATAATAAGTATACAGATGACTTGCATGTTGTTGAAGTAGGATTTTCTCCTACTGATAATGTAGATAAGTATATAATAAGTAAACAAACCTGTAACGTACACAGTATATCCAATACAAGTCTATCTACAGCACTTTTTAGTTATATAAACTGTACAACTTTTTCTACAATAGTTTCAACAATTAATGCAGGAACTACCACACTAATAACTGCAATATCAGGGTCATTAATTTTTAATACTCCAAGCCAAGTAACCGTAACAGTACAAGGACCTTCCCCTACCAGCTTTAATATAGACAACTATATAGGAGATCCAAGTAACCTGACACTTCCGAACTACCAAGGGCTTTACCAAGTAGCAGAAGATATATTAGGGAATTTAGATCAATACGATGTAAGAGCATATGTTAGGTTAATTAAATTTTTTGATAACGTAATCTTTAAAATGGTTAAAGACTTTGTACCTGCTAGAGTAGTAGCAGATACAGGAATTATTATTAAACCAAATTTACTTAATAGATCAAAAGCTAAATCAATAACACCCTCAGTTGCCCCAATTACATCTGCATCAATAGATAATGCATTTAACTATACATCATCTATAGATACAGCTTTTATAGAAGGAAAAAACGGAGGATCATTTAGATCAGGTTCATCAGAATATAGTACTAATCATAGAAAATACGTGAAAGGGCTTACGTCAACACGCTTAGAAAGATCAGTTCGTGATGAATCTCCTAAGTTTACAGGAGAGCTTACAGGAAGTCAAATCACTTTATCAACAGGAGAATTAAATGTAGCAAATTTATTTAAACAAACAGATAATAGTAAAACCTACTACCATGTTCAGTTATACGAAGGAATACCTAATACAGTGTGTTTACTTACCAATACAAACCAAACTGTAGGTATCGTAAATGGAGGAGTTACAGTTAACTTTTCAACAATATTTCCTCTAGCAAATGCAGGAACACAGTATACTGTAAACGGAACTGCAGTACAGGGAGGTTCTTATACCTTCCCTAATCAACCTCAATACGACCCCTACACTATAGTAGCAACTACCCCAAACCTATATACCAACCCACCAACCAATACCATACCGTGCTCTGCAACAAAAATCGTAAGAGTAGTAAACTGTACAATAATCCCTGCTGTAGGTGCAGCTACCGCACCAACATCAGTAGATGCTACAACTACTTATGACATAACATCATGGTTTAACACAGGAACTAACACACAAGTAGACTACTTTATAAACGGTCAAATAATTTCCAATCCAAATGCTTATATATTTACAGGAGTAGCAGCAAACCAAACACTAGTAGTTACAGCAGTAGATAGAGTTAGAACTAGTTGTGTGGCAGAGGTTAGAGTAAGCACAAACCCATGTCAATTGAAAAAACAATCTGCAAGAATAGGACAACCGGTACCAAATCACCCTGGCGATATTGTAGGGTATAACATCGTACAAGATTATTTTACAGGAGATGATGGTAATACAGCTTATGAATTTAGATTACTGTATACAAACACATCTGGTGTAGAAGTGAAACTAACTAAACGTGGCGATAATGCTAACCCAGACGGATACATTCCTGTAGCAGGAACACATTTAGCAGGTCCAAACTACTTCCCAATGGAAGATTGCTTAATCAGCAACGCCAACGCTATCTTCATCAACGGCCTTTGGCCTTCTTTAGACCTTTTAGCAACACCTACTGGATTAGCAACCGTAAATGCACAAGGAGAGTATGTCTTTCCAGATTATGTACTATATAGATCAGAAGTAGGAGACTACCCTGATAAATTAAAAGTACAGTTTAGAGCTAATGCAAGCACAATCGCCGTACCGAATTGTATTGCAGAATCTTCAGTAAGACCTTATAGTAAGTCTTACGGTAATTATGCATCCTACCCAGTAACTCTTAGCCACACAACATCAGGTGAACATGGTAACTTCTTTTACCTATGTAATTTTTATATAGAAAACACATTCTATATAAGTGAGCTACTACCGACAAATAATATTGGAAGTCAAGCTGGCTCTTCTTTCTTAGACAATTTTGCAAGTGCTGGAGTTACACTGTTTTCAGACGTAAATAGGATAGTCCCTACAACTGCTAGATGGGTTTCTGATGGTATAAAAGTATATAAATACCACGGTGGAGGAGAATGGAGTACTTCATTAGCTCCGTACAACTTATGCAGCGCACACCCGAATCCTCCTGCTAGTGATGATTTTTCAAATAGTGATTATAACCCTTAATTAGTAATTTACAAAATAATAACTAAAGTAAAATGACAGAACAAGCATTTATAACCTTACATAGCAGTAATATTGTAGGAAATATTAATTACCCAAACAGGATTAATATTAACTACGACGCTACAGGACCAGGTACAGGAAAAATAACAGGGGTTAGTATTACAAATAGAGCACTACCCCTTAGCACTACACCAGAACTTGGAAGTACTCTTGCAAAAGCAACCTCTATACGATTTAAAATAGATAATATACCTTTTATATTAAGTATAAGAAGTAGAAGTAGAATACAAAGCCCACCAGGTTCAAACGCATACGATTTCTACTACTACAGAGTAACACCAGTAGATTTTACAATAACAGATGCAGATGGTTATATATCAGATGTACAGGTACTTATTGCACCGTATACTGCAGATATTTTATTTGAAAACAGTGAGTATAATCCGTTTATAGGAGATACACAAGAAAACAGGCAATCTAAAACAGTATTTAAAGCTGATAGAGGGGAGTCTGCCGTTATACCTACTAACTTTCAGAGTATACTAAACGGAACAGCTACATATGCTGATATACAGGATAGTAACTACAGTGCTACAGGATGGAGTAATGCAAGGTATAGCGGTACAAAAACATCAGTAGCTAACTACGGGGTAGCACCAGTACTTCTTGGTAGAACAGTACAAGGAGAGATAAACACAACCGGTTCTGCACAATCTATTATCTGCTCAAGATCAATTGCAGATAGAGTAATAGAACCTATCTTTCACACAGGAACTGCAGAATTGCCAGAATATAGAGAGGTAAGAAGTAGGTATAAATTAGCGGCAGATATAACAGCTTTTAATACTGAAATAACGTACACTTACGGATATAATGCAGCATCAGCGTCAATAGAGGTGGGTAATATAATCCGAATACAAAATACTTCAAACGCTGCTGGACAAAATGATGAGTATATGAGGGTTAAAAAAATATTCCCTAATACACTTAAGATGGAAGTAGAAAGAGAGTATGTAGGAGCAGGTGCTGCAAGTGGACACACCGCTAATGATAGGATATTAGTAATACTACCTGTTAGCCTGTATCAATTCGATGAAACAGGTGTAAACTTTCTTACTGTAGCCAATTCGCAGGTATGGGTAAAAGATTCTCAAGATATATTAAAAACAGATATTTACGGAGCAGTATACACAAGTTCTAGTTGTCAAAACTAAGTTTGATATAATTAATAAAAAACATATATTTATAATAAGATAAAAACAATAAAATGGGATACTTAAATAATTCAGTAGTAACAGTAGATGCAATTCTTACTAAAAAAGGAAGAGAACTATTAGCAAGAGGAGATGGTTCTTTCAAAATTACACAATTTGCTTTAGCAGATGATGAAATAGATTATACACTGTATAATCCGACACATCCTCTAGGATCAGCTTTTTACGGAGAAGCAATCGAAAGTCTTCCTCTATTAGAAGCATTTCCAGACGAAACTCAAATCATGAAGTATAAACTTACAACTCTTCCAAGAGGAACTGCTAAGTTACCAATTCTAGATTTAGGATTCTCTGCTATCAGATTAAAACAAGGAGCATCACTTGCTATTACCCCTCAAACATTAAACTATTTAGGATCTTCTCAAACTTTTGAAGCAGGAGGATATGTAGCAACTATTGCAGATGCTAGGGTCTTAAATACATTTAACGGAGTAGGACTAAATACAGTAGAAGCTGAAAGATTAAACTCAACTACAACTCTAGGTACCAATGTATCTAAAACTGTATTAGGTACATCAATAAACTTATCTGCTACAACAATTAATACGTTATTCGGAACTAACGACTCTTTACAGACTACAATCACAGTAATAGGTAGAGATTCAGGAGCTAGACTAACCATACCAGTAACCATTATTAAAGTAAATCAATAAGATATGTCATTTAAAAGATTAGACGCAGAGGATATCTCTATTAGTGCAGAGGCAGTAGTAACTCCTCTTTGGTCAACAGGTCTTCCATACCTAACAACATTCTTTACCTCTTCTCAGCAAGTATCAGGACCTTCGGGACCTTACTACTACGAAGTATATCAAACAGATCCACTTATAGCAGCAAACGCAACAGTACAGTTTGCAATTGCATATGGAGATCAACAAGGATCTGGATCAGCTCCATATAATTCAGCAGTAGTAGGTAAATCCCCTTCTTCTACAATTTATGGGCAGTATAGAAATTTAGTATTTGGTAATGAAGATACAGATTTTACTTTTGGAACTGTTACCTCTCCTTACATCTATGCAATATCGGTAGATAGATCAAGATATAGAGAAAAACTATTTCCAGGCACATTTAATTTGAAACTAACGATTGCAGGAGCTACCCTACTACTTACAGATAATAGTGTAGATACAACAACACTTTCTTATGTAGATGCAGGAAGAGTTTACGATATTGTAAGTGGATCAAATGGATCAGCATACAACTCAGGTACAGGTGGTACAGGATTCCATCCAACACTAGGATCTTATGGTAAATTCTTACCAGATGTAGGAATTGTAATACTTAACGGAAAAGCTTTAGATTCAGCATCTCCAAACGGACTAGCATTGAGTACAGGACGTACTTCTGCTAATGATTTAAACTTAAATAAATTTTACAACGCAATAAATTTAGGAGCAAGTAGTTCATTACAGTCAGAGGAAACAGTATCTTCAAACTATGTATTTGTTAGGGTAAGAAACAGCGAGTTTAACTACTCAACTAATCCTTCTAACACAACTGGTTCTGGAGAGTTAAGACATGACGTAATGATTAATACTCCTCAAGCATATATGACAACAGTTGGCCTTTATAATGATAGTAATGATTTATTAGCAGTAGCTAAATTATCAAAACCATTATTAAAAGATTTTACAAAAGAGGCGTTAGTAAGAATCAAGCTTGATTATTAATGAATGAGTGCTTACAAAAAACTAAACAAACAAGATGCATACATTACTACCTATACAGCTCGAAAAAACTGGGCTATATCAGGTAGTGGTTACGTTTCTACTGGTGTTAAGAGACTTGTAGGAGAGTCAGGTTCTGGAGCATATTACTTAAATCAAAATGATATAGAAGGTATATCTTATACAAGATTAATCTTCAACAGTATAAACCATTTATACTACAGCTTATTTTCAAGCGGAAGTGTTATGACTACTGGTTCTTACGAGAACTATTTACAATCTTCTTTTACAAGTGGTTCTAGAAATATCCATGAAAAAATAGGGGTATACAGCTTACCTCAAGCAGTAATAGGTACACACATAGAGCCTTTATCTCTTAATATTATCCCAGAAGGTCCAGCAGCAACTAGCAACTACGTGGTAGGAAATTATGCTAGAGAGTTCAATCAAGATGATTATATGGAAGATTTTAATCACATATATGGATCTATACCCTACTCATCAGATATATTTATAGACTATATTGAAACAGAGGGGAATTATGTAGATGAAACTATACCAGCAGGAGGAGAGTATCTAGACATACCACGTAAATATACATCAACAGTAGTAGATGATGGAGAGGGGAATTTATACCTAAAGTATTCAAATCCTAAAAAATATGTAGGTAATGTAATCTACCCACACGGACAGGTTATCCTGACAGATGAAAACGTAGCAACATACCTTACATCTTTCATCTCAGGTACACTAGTATATAAATCAAATCACCCAATATACACACACAACTACCACTGTAGAGTAAGAGAGTCAGAATTTAACTTCACATATAATCCTTCAGCATTAACAAGTTCTTTGAAGACTGCTTACTATAATGATGGAGAAATTTATATAAGCTCTTCTGCTTATGCAAATGGTGCTTTAAACGATAATTTAACCGGAAGTTATTTCCAACCATACATAACAACAGTAGGCCTGTATAACGATGCAAATGAGTTAATTGCAGTAGGAAAATTAGGACAACCAATACCAAAATCTGCAAATACAGATATGACTTTTATTGTTAAAATAGATATATAAAACAAGCACTATGGCAATTACATTAAGAACAAACAAAGGATCGGCACTTACCTATGATGAGATGGACAAAAACTTCTCACAGTATTTCTATTCAGCATCTAGATCAGGTAATATAATGACACTGTACTATACAGGAAGTACAAACCTTACAGGGTATGACCCAAGTAGGGTAATTACTGTAGACTTAAATCCTGCAGAAGGAGTAGTCCCAAATCTTGTAGCAGGAGGAAGCGAAAGAAGTATACAATATAAGGCAGGTTCTCAATTAGCTGGACAACCTACTTTTGTTTATAGTGCTAATAACTACCTAGGGATAGGTACAGCAAATCCAGGTGTATTAGTAGAAGCAGTAGGTACTACGGTATCACCAGCAATACTCGCACTTACCTCACACCCAACAGTCAGTACACAAGCTTACGTAGTCTTTAATAAAGGGTCGGTAGAAGTAGGAGCTATAGGGAAGATAGACGGGGCTACAGATAATATAGCTATACTGTCGTCACAGGTAAATAGTAACTTATATCTACGAGCAGGTACTAACCCTAATGCAATAATAACAATTGAAGGATCATCAGCAAATATAGGAGTAGGTACACCATATCCAGGTGCTAAACTAGAAACAGCTATTAACGGACTATCGGGTAAGACACTTATCTTCGGTAGAGGTGCAGATGGAAATTTTAACTTAACTGGTAAACAAAGTCATGCTTCAAATGCAGATGGTGCTGTTATAGGGAGTATAGGATTAGATTATATAAATCAAGAGAATACAGCAATTAGATTTCATAGAGGAGGTTCTCAAACAGGAGGGTATATGTCATTTGCCGTTAAAGACGGTAGTACAAGAATGCAGTTAGGTAATACTGGAACATTAACAATAATACCAGAAGTAGGTAACGCTACAGCATTTAACGCACAAGGAAATGCACCAGGTGTAAACATGTACGCTACTGTACAAAACGACGGAAATACTCCAGACACTCAAGCAATATTAGGACTTAAAGCAGGTAGCGGAGCTACCCCAGAGATGTTTCAACTTGGACAAAACGTACAAGGGTATGCATTTATATATCAACCAAACAACCAACCTATATTCTTTATGACTAGTACAATTATTAGACTAGGTATATCAGGTACAGGAAAAATAGGAATAGGAATAGGTAATAGTGCTCCACAAGGTCAAATACATATAGCTCAAACAACAGCACTACCAGCAGCAGCAAACTCTAATATAGTATTAAAAACTTTCGAACACCGAGGAGGGAGTAATTACGGAGGAAGTGCAACGTATATAAAAGACTATGCCCGTAGAAGCGGTACTTCTACTGATGACTGGCTTACATGGAGTCACCACAACGGTATAGATATTGACGGAACACATAGTGTACCGGGTAATAACTCTACTAATTCTCCTCAGGGTACATTATCATGGTGGGAAAGACATCCATATAGCGGTTCACATGCTTTTGGATCTCAAAACATTACCAACCTTAAAACAATGGCGGGTTTTAATAGAAATACAGTACTTGTAGGACACGCTGATGTAGATAAACATCCAAATGCAACACTATCAGTACTTAATCCAAGTAGTCCAAGTATAGTAAACGTAGGACATACAACTGTTACAGGACCACATAAAGTAGTAATATCTGGAGGAGGTAGTAACGTAGATTACGGATATCATTTATCAGGAAGTACTACCACAGATGTATTCTTTAAAACAAATACAGGAACACCTTCCATAGGGGAATTAGGATCTAACGGAACAACTGTAGCAAAAGTAGATGGACCTAATAACGTATTTACTATTACAGGAAAATTAGCAGCAACACCAGCAGCAAAACCTGCTAACATGACTGCAACTGGAGTAGCTGGAGAAATTAGAATAGACCCAACAGCAATAAGCAGTGTATACTATATGTATGTATGTATTGCATCAGGAAACTGGAAGAGAGTTGCACTATCTAATTTCTAAAAATAGAATAAACATAATAAGATATTTATATTAAAATAGTATGGCAATTACATTTAGAACAGGACTAGGAAGAGCACTTTATCATTCAGAAATGGATGCCAACTTTTCATCTCTATTTTATTCAAGTTCCCTTCACAATAGTGGTGCAACCTTAAGACTTTGGTTTGATAACGGAACAGCAGCAGATACCTACCAAGAAATAAACCTATCAGGAGCAGGTACATCAATTTCTATTGCCGGAAACACCAATAATAATATACTAACAGCAACGGGATTAACCTCTGGTATAAATGGAGAGTCTAATTTTACTTACGACTCTATTAGTAAGATCTTAGGGTTAACAGGTAGGCTTGTTATGACAACAGGAGCTTCCGAGTTTAATGTCTTTATAGGATCTGCAGGACCAGATGCACCATATAATGTTGGAGTAACAAATAACGTATTAATAGGAGCAGGAGTAGGTATAAGTTTAACAGGAGGTTCAAATACAGCGTTAGGAGCAGGAGCAATACCAGCAGCAGTAGGAAGTAGCAATACAGTAGCAGTTGGTAGAAATACACTTGCAAATCTAGGAAGCGGTAATAGTAATACAGCAATAGGTCACGCGGCAGGTTATAATAATACAGCAGGTAGCGGTAACGTTTATATAGGTAAAGATGCAGGTAAGGGCTCAACAGGAGGAGAAGATAATCAACTATATATTGCAAATGCAGCTGGAACACCTTTAATCTCTGGTAATTTCTCTACAGGTCAGATAATGATTCAAGGAGGAACAGGGGGAATAACGGCATCTTTTAAAGGAGACGGTTCAGGACTAACAGGTGTAGGAGCATTTCCATATACAGGTTCAGCTATTATAAAAGGTACTTTACTTATAACAGGTTCAAATAGTGTACCTCAAACATTACTAGTATCGGGCGGTATATTTACATCAGGAAGTACATCTAAAATATCAGGATCATTCTCAGGATCATTCTATGGTGACGGGTCAAACCTAACAGGAGTACCAGCTTCAACTTGGAATGGTATAAGAAATCCAGATGCACAGATAACAGGATCTATTAGATTTACAGGTTCATTAGACCTTTCAGGGTCAATGACAATATCTGGATCATTTTTAAGAATGACAGGTTCTTTACTTATATCTTCAGGATCACATAGAATATCGGGATCAATTACTGCAGCTTCAAATATTACAATACATAATCCATCACAAACCTCTATAGGGATAGGTAGTGGATCATTAGGATTTGGAACAGCAACTCCTAATGTACAACTAAACAATACCGTAATAGGGTATACTGCAGGACTAAATTCTGCAGGAGCACAGAGTACAATAGTAGGAAGTGAAGCAGGACGGGTTGCAGGAAATTCAACAGTATATGTAGGGTATTATGCAGGAAGAACACAAACAGGATTTAGTAATACAGCAGTAGGGCAAAATGCTCTACAACAGGGTACTTCAACCAACACTGTAGCTATTGGAGCATTTGCATTACAAAACAGCCAACAAGGAGGCAGTGATGTAGCTATTGGATCATATGCACTAGGTGGAAACATATACGGAGGATCTAATACAGCAGTAGGGTTTGAGGCAGGAAAGAATTTTAACTACGGAAGTAGTAATGTCTTTATAGGTTACCGTGCAGGACCAGCTAGCTTTACAAATATGAGTAATCAGCTATATATTGCTAATAACTCAGGAACACCTTTAATATCAGGTAATTTCTCTACAGGTCAAATAATGATACAAGGAGGAACAGGAGGTATAACAGCTTCTTTTAATGGTAATGGATCAGGATTAACAAATGTAAACCCTTTCCCTTTTACAGGTTCAGCTATTATAAAAGGTACGCTAACCATAACAGGTTCAAATAGCGTACCACAAACCCTTCTAGTGTCAGGGGGAATATTTACATCAGGAAGTACTTCAAGCATATCAGGTTCATTTTCAGGTTCATTTTACGGTGATGGATCAAATTTAACAGGAATACCGGGTTCAACTTGGAACGGTGTAAGAAACGGTAACGCTCAAATAACAGGATCGTTAAGAGTATCAGGAAGTATAAGAGCACTCGGTACAGTATCAATAAGCTCAGGAAGTTTACTTAATAGACCAGGGGTAGAGTTTATACATATTTATGAAAGTACTGATCAAGATACAGTACTATACAGATTTCCTTACGGAGCAGGAAAGTATACAGGCCTTAAAATGGACTATGCAGCATCATCGGTTAACGGGTCAGGAAATCCTAGTAGAGTAGGTACTTTTATGACAACATGGGATGAAGGTGGAGATTATTCCGAAGGCGGAGTTGATACTAGTGCAGGTTTAGTAGCATTCGCACCTGCTGGAAACCACGACCCAGTATACCCAGCGTTCTTTGCAACACGCAACGGTACTGAAGTAGAGCTACGTGTGAAACGATCTGGAAATGATATAGAGATTAACGCAGTGATAACAGCATTTAAGCGATCAATAGTATAAAAGAAAATAAAGTAATAATATGGACAGCAAATACAAAATAAGTAGTGATTTAGCCATAAGTGGGTCTTTGACAATATCCCAATCACTTATAGTAAGTCAATCTATTACAGCAATATCCTTTATCGGAGACGGTTCAGGATTAACATATGTTACTGCTTCCATAGCATGGGATGGTAATAGAAACGGAAATGCAGCAATAACAGGATCACTAACTGTTAGTAGCAGTATTACTGCTTCTATCATTTCAGGATCATTTACAGGAAACGGTGCAAACCTGACAAACCTTAACCTAAACGGTATGCAAGCTTCTGGAAGTACCCTTACAGGTTCATTCTCAGGATCATTTACAGGAAACGGTTCAGGATTAACAGGTGTTGCTTCAACAGGTTCTTTCAATACCTTTACAGGATCGTTTAACACAGGTTCTTTTACTGGATCATTTACAGGTGTTTTTACAGGAAACGGTTCAGGATTAACAAACGTATCTTCATGGAATGGTACATTAACCGGTTCAGCACAAATAACAGGATCACTTACAGTATCAGGTTCTTCACCAATTATAAGACTACAAGGAGATACATTTATAGATGAATCTATTTTAATCTCTAACAGAGGTGATGGTTCTTCTATATTAATAGGATCTAGAAGTTTAGGAGAATCAACTCAAACAAGAAGAAGTATAGTAATTGGATCAGGATCAGGAGAAGCTTTAGTATCTGGATCTCAAAACATCTTTATTGGTAATAATGCAGGAGCTGTAGCACAAAAAGTACAGAATACAATTGCAATAGGTAATAGAGCTCTTACAAGTTTCTTAGGAAGTGATACAGGAAATCCAACTACAGTATCTGATAACATAGCAATTGGAACAGATGCATTAAGACTAAACGTATTAGGTGCAAACAATATATCAATCGGTACACAAGCATTAAACAATCTTACATCAGGAAATAGTAATACAGCAATAGGGCACCAAGCAGGTAGATATTCAGATGCAGCTTCAACAGGAAACGTATATATTGGATACCAAGCAGGACCAACAGCAAGCTTACAGGAAAGTAATACACTATACATTGGCAATACAGGAGGTATTCCTTTAATAAAAGGGAACTTTTTATACAATCAAGTAGAGATAGCAGGAGGAGTAACATCTTCATTTTCTGGATCATTCTACGGAGATGGTTCAAATATAACTGGAATTGTTTCACCAACAGCAATATCTGCTTCTTATGGACTTACATCTTCATATGCAGAGTATGCTCAAACAGCTTCATATGTAGAGAATGCAGTATCTGCTTCTTATATTAGCGGCAGTGTAGCAACATCTACATCTGCTTCTTACTCTAACACAGCAACATCAGCATCACTTGCTAATACAGCATCTTACGCAATAAACGCCGGAACAGCATCAATAGCTACTACAGCAGCAACAGCATCATACGTAGTAACTGCTTTAACAGCATCATATGTAGTAAACGCAATTTCTGCTTCCTATATAGCAACTGCTTCTCATGCATTAACTGCACTATCTGCCTCTTACGTAGCAACAGCAAATTCAGCTTCATCAGCCGGATTAGCAACTTCTGCATCATTTATAAAAGTAACAGATCGTACAACAGGAACAGGACCTTACTATCCATTATTTGCAAACGGAACAGACTATAGATCAGCAGAAATAGATAGTGCATTGTTCTCTTATAATGCAGATACAAATACACTATCTGTAACAGCTTCAAGAGCAGTAACAGCTTCACTTGCTTTATCAGCATCTTTAGCAACAAATGCTACTAATGCTACAAATGTAACTATAACAGATATAACAACTTCAGGAGGAGGTCCATGGTATCCAACATTTGTCGTTAGTAACACAGGCAACACAGGTATTTCAGTTGACAGTAATGCATTTTATTATACTCCAACTACAAATACATTAACAGTAACAGCTTCTTACGCTACTCAAGCACTATCTGCTTCATATGCACCAGGAGGAGGTTCTGCTTTCCCTTATACAGGAAGTGCTATAATTACAGGATCATTAGGAGTAACAGGATCAGTAAATGTAAATATACCAGCAATATCTGGAAGAGAAACACTATTTACAGGGATGGTGAGCGATAATGCAGTAGATAAATTCCAGATTGCAAATTCAACAAATGTTGCTTTAAGATTTGGACCAACTTTTATTGGATACACAGGAGGAGCTTACACAGGATTAGCTTTTAGAGGACTAGGGGATAGTACTAACGATATAAGCACAACCTCTGCCTATGTTGCTTTCTTAGCAGCAAATACAGATAATTCGACTGATCCTAACAACGGAACACTAACAGCACCAGTAGGTAGGGATTTATTCTCTTTTGGTACAACAGGTACTACTCATTTAACAATGAAAGCTGGAGGTAGAGTACTTATAGGTACAACAGTTGATAACGGTACCGGTAGATTACAAATAACAGGAACAACACAACTAAACGGTGATACTACTATAACAGGATCATTAAATATAACACAAGGAATAACAGCTTCATACTTCTCAGGAGATGGTTCTGCTTTAACAGGGGTAACAAGTACTCCTATTGCTTGGTTAGAATCTTACAGCCCTTTTAAAAATGTTTGGAATAACGGATTTGGTAATATAGCAACAAATACATCATTTGGTGATACTGCTCTATCTAAGACAACCGGTGCTGGTGGAAATACAGCAATTGGGTACAGTGCTATGTACCTTGCCTCAATTGGATATGGAAATACTGCATTAGGTGAAAGTGCTCTTTATCAGCACAGTGGAAGTAACAATGTTGGAATAGGACAAAACGCACTAAAGCTTGCCACAGAAGGGTTCGGCAATACTGGAATTGGTAATTCTGTTCTTTATAAAATATCAGGTTCATACAACACTGCTTTAGGTCATAGTGCCGGAGCTTATGCTTCAGGAAGCGGTAATCTATACCTAGGTGCTAGTGCAGGTTCTGCAACAGATGTTATTGAAAATTCTAAACTATACATAGCATCAGGATCAGGTACACCCTTAATTGGAGGTGATTTTGCTTCAGGCTCAGTAACAATTAACAATATACTAACACTTGCACCTAGAGCAACAACACCAGCTTCTCCAATAGAAGGAATGATAATAGCATCAGGCTCAGCAGGATCTAGTAAAGTATACTACTACAACGGAACAACTTGGAATGCATTATTCTAATAAAACAAAATAAAAATGTGGTTATATCAAAACAAAGAAATTAAAGAACTATCAGATATGCCCGGAGACAACTTCGGGTTTATCTATGAAGTAACACATCTACCAACCGGTAGAAAATACTTAGGAAAGAAACAACTTATTTCTGTTACAAAAAAAGCTTTAGGTAAAAAAGAATTAGCTTTAATAACAGATAAAAGAGCTAGTAAATCTAAAATAGTTAGAAAAGAATCTGATTGGAAAACCTATTACGGTTCACACTTAGAAATAAAAGGCTTAATAAAAGAGGGTAAACAGTCGGAATTCTCAAGAGAAATTCTTATCTTTACTCCAAATAAAAAGCTACATACATACTATGAAAACAAATTCCTATTTATAAAAGGAGTAATAGAGCCAGATTCCAACTATATAAACGATAATATAGAAGGAAGATATTTTAGAAAAGATTTCTTATGATAAGATTACAAGAAATAGTTGGATTACCAAACCTTCAGTACCACTTAGATAATGATCTAACACTATCTGAATGTGTCTACAGGTACTCCTCTAACTCGTTTATACAATTGTTTGCTGAAGCAAGACAAGCCTTTAGAGACGGTAAAATTGTGTTAAGTGAACAAGATATTCTACTACTAGAAACAACCGATATTGGAGAATACGGAATGTATGAAGGACAAAAAGTACCTTTAGACCTTCCAATGGTTGATGAAGAAGTAGGTCAAGAGATTATCTGTAAAAAATGTAAACACGATTGGGAGACAACACCTGAAGATGATAACCCAGCCCTTTGTCATAAATGCGGGTATGATAATCAAAAAAATGTATACGATATAGAAGCATTTGAAGCCTGGAAAAGTCTTCAAGAGGCAGAATATAGAGGAAAAGATGTACCCTTAAACAAACCAAAAAGAGGAGGATCTAAAAAATTCTACGTTTATACTAAAAATAAAAAAGGAAATGTAGTAAAAGTATCTTTTGGAGGTACAACAGGGTTGAATGTTAAGATAGATGAACCAGGAGCCAGAAGTTCTTTTGCTGCTCGTCATCAATGTGACACTAAAAAAGATAAAACAAAACCAGGATACTGGGCATGTAATATCGGAAGGTATTGGAAATCTTTAGGAGGTAGTAGAAATTTTAGCGGGTACTGGTAATATGAGACCTTACTTTGAACTAGAGACCTCAGAGTATCTTTATAGAAAATTTACAGAGGATACACCAGAAGAAGAATTTGTGTGGCATAGAGATGAAAACGA